CACAAACTCCAGGCCCAAGCCTGAAAAATCCAGAAGCACTTCCGCAACCACGGCAGCCGCCGAAAAAGCCCCCGTATTGTAAAGCTTCACGTAAAAAAGAGGAGTATTCAAAACGGTATCTATCACAACAAGGAGGGCCGCCTGGCCAAGTTCGTTGCGGTAATCTCCAGTCGCCAACTCCTGTGAAATGTGCAAAGTACTGAGAGATCTCCTGGTAAAGGTACCAACAAACGTCCCCGATGGAATTGGCATAGCAAATGGCACCACTGATTGGAACGTCACTATTGACTCTCCACTGGCAACAGGCGACCACACTGCCGCAGAGGGACTTGGAACCATCACTGTCGTGGAAGAGAAGGTGAATGGATACACTGCACCCACGACCAAATCGGACAAAACTCCAGCTGCGGTAAAGGCAGTAACAGTAATCGCCCCAAAACCGTCTCCAGAGATCGCAAAAGAGCGATACGCATCGGCCTCCCTTCCAAATGCAACACAGACTGTGGGACTTACAGATATAGCTCCAAAATTTATCTTTTGTGGTCTTGCCACACCAGACCCGTCGCACAGAAAAGCCGTTCCAACGCCAGTAGCATGAAAAAATCCACTCCAAGAAGGCACGATATCCGGGATTGGGGTTGACAAAGTATCTCCATCGAAAAAAGCCAGAGTATTGACATTGCGCAATTTCGCTGTAGCAGCCGAACCCAGAACAGTCGAAGCTTCTACAATTAACGCATGCACTGGGCCCATCGTATAAGGTGACAATGCGAGCCTCTTCTCCTGAAAAAGTTGGCGATATGACTCCGATGGGGGTGGTCCGCTTGTATCCAAGGAAGTGGGGACTATCTGTAACAGATTGAAGTCTATGGCACATTTGTTGAAAACCTGCACGTCGATTTGGCTCGACCCGCTTGATGACGTATTCAGCTGGAGTAAAACGTAGATGGCTATATAACCTCCAATAGCCAAAGGATCCGTCAAAGGCGTATTCATATAATGATACATGACAGGTCTCTGGTCGCAAATCCCCTTCATCATCGCCTCCAAGGTCTTCGGATCGATGATAGTATACTCGAACATCGTAAATTGATTCGAGCCAGTCAACGTAGCTGGATTGATATTGGGAGGCAATCTGCACACAGCAATCGCACCCGCATGAAACCCAGTACCAGCCACCTTTACCTGATAATCCAGTCCTCCAACCCAAATGTTGTATAACTTTGAAAGATATTGAAGGTTGATATGCCCCCTGAGTGGAGATATTGCTGAACTCCACAATAAAGTCCCTGGAGGTTGTGTAGTGGTCCACGTGAAGTTTGTCAACGCAACAAACTGATTGTAAAAGTAAGGATCGATCGTATTGATCACACCCGCATGGGGGGAAGCTTCCGCCAATGTCGCAGCCGGGGCCGCCGCAATGGCAGAAAGCGGAATAGGTGTCTGATCTGTTCCTGTGAAGAC